CTTTTCTTCTAGTTTTTCACTCATCTAAATACCCTTTTACCATCTTAATACTGTCTCTTAAAGATTCATTATCTGTTGTGTCTGCAATTTCAAATTCCATATCACATAACATCTTATATGATGTCTTTTTATCCAGATAACGTAATAATATTCCTACTAAATGTATTCCTTCACCTATCGTTGTTACCATTGCTTTCCTCCCTGTAATTTTTAAAATAATATGAAACCGCACTCATCTTCTCACAATCAACACATTCATAGTAGCACCCTATTATTGTAGAGTCTCGCTTTACTATGTTTTTATGTTCACATTTATTTTGTTTCTTTAAATGCTCTTCTAGTTTACGGGTTGGGGTCATAACACTCTCCACATCTTAAGCAACACTTGTGCCATTCTAATGGTATACCGCAAGCGGGACACCCTTCTTCATCGTGCTCGGTTACACTCATTATCCCAAACACTCCACACAAAAGCACGGACTATAATCATCATTCTGCCATTTTACACAATCAGGGTGTTCAATCTTCATTCGTTCTTTGAATCTGTCCATCTCTTCTTTATTGGCTCGTTCACATCTCTCACAAGAGCAATCCACACAGACCATTTATTTCTTTACCTTCCTAAACCAGTTGCGCTGTGCAATTCTTATTACAAATCTCAGCAATGCAAAACTATAAACTGAATTCAGTTTAATTCTTCCATTAATAGGATGGTCTAGTTTAGCTACTCTTTCATTATATTCTTCATCGCTCTCAACGTGTCCTTTACAATCGCCTTCACAATCGGGACAATGAATAAAATTACGGTGGATTTGCTTCTCATCTGACCGTGTTTCTATTGTTATACTTTTCTCACTCTCATCATACTCGAAAGTAGCATACTTAAGCTCTCTTTTAATTACTACTGTATCCTCATCATCTGTTTCCAGCAGATAGTGTTCATCTTCATTTATTTCTTCTTCAGACATTTTTACCTCTTTGTTGGAACAAGCACACCGGAACAGGGTGTGCCGGGAAAAACAAGTAATAAAACCCGTTGGCTTGATTTTTAAGGTGTATCATTTAACCCTCTTCCGCATTGAGGGGGCCATACCCATTAATGTGCTTATTCCGATTATTAGAATACCTATCTTGTATATAAAGGTTATTATAAGCATTTTCTTTCATAGTCNCTNCTGCTCATATANCTACCTTTCGCACGAAGCCTAATGTTGCATCCATTACACCACGTATGAGTTTTATCCCATATGCNGTGACATTTAGAACACCAATTATATTTTTCATATCCACCTCGCCGAAAACTCGGACCTAGCCGTGCTTTTTCACCGTTGTCGTAGCCGTTGTAGTCTTTGCTCATTTATCCATTCCTCTCTTGTTGTATCTTTATAATGCCATTGTCGGCTGTAATGTAAATCCCAGCGACAACCATCACAATAAATTGTTAAAAAATCTTCACCTATAAAATCGCTCTTACAATGATAACAGTTATTCATTTAATCACCTCATCAACACAAACATAGCATAATTGGTCTATTGAAATAGGACATTCATATTTACATCTACGGCATATTCCTATAGTAGCCATTAATCACTTCCACAATGAGGGCAGTTAAACTTGTGGTGTTGCTTCATTCCTATATAATTTCCTTTACATCTTATACATTTCATTTTATTTTCCTCTTTATTTTTACTCTCTTCTTCGGCACCCTAGTAGGTGCTTCTCTGTATGCCTGATTAAAGTCTATAAAACTACCACCCTTCTCAGCGGAGGGAGGTAAAGTATATCCTTCATACGGTATCTTAGTTGCTCTCTTTTTCATTTCTCTTTAATATCCATATTGTTTTCTCAAGCTTACTTAATCTCTCATCAATCTCAGCTCTTAGTGTGTATATATCCCACAATATTCCATCATACGGGGAGCTGGCTAAGTCAATCTCAGTCTCGCCGCATATGTAATCCAGCATTTGTTTCTTACTTTTTTCGTTCATTCTTTCTCTCTAAAACATTTTGTCTTATACAGTTTGGTGGGTCTGCTTTACGTGGGTCATAAACTACTGGCCCTACTTCTAACATCCCGCTCTCATCAACCATCTCATATTCTCCGATGTCGTCATCTGAAATTAAAGTATCCAGCAAATCGTCATCTGTAATGATTTTATTTTTCATTAACTCAGCTACAAATAATGCAAACAGTTTCTTCTCTGCTTCGTTCATATAATTTATGTTGTATTCTTTCATATTTAAATCTTTGGATGCACGTTAGCACCTGCTTTTGTCCACCGTATTATCTCCCCGTCTTTCCATACACAATAGGCTGCTCGTAAACACTCGTTATCGTGAGCGTATTGGTCAAACCATTCAAAGAACTCATTATTATCGACTAAATAAGTCTCCATTAACCATACATATTGTGCTCTTATTTTAAAGTTAGGATTTCCTATCAATCTATCGTAGTCTATTAAATGCTCCTGAGCCCATAGGTCAAACATCAGCAAACTTTCAGGTATATTTATTCTAATATTCTGTTCTTGTGAAGCATACATTAAAATATGATTAATGCTTCCTATAACAAACGCATATTTACCATCATTTAATCTAATAGGGTAATGCTCATCATTCTTGCCCTGCATTGCTCCCCGTTTATATAATAAAACTTCTCCCTCCATCTCAGCGAGACCATTAATTAATCTTTGTATAACAGGTTGAGGCACGTGTGCTCTTCTTCCACCACCTGAGCGCCATACATAATTACGACCATTCTTTCTATATAATGCTCCATATCCTTTGGTTCTCATTGTGTTTCTCGCTATCATAAATCGGAGCGACTCATCACTTTCAATTTGTCCTGTTCTTTTCATTAAAGTGTAGCAGGTTGTTTCCTTTTGCCATTCAGCAAGAATGTAATTGAATGTGATATCCGGTTCTTGTGCTGCAAAATCTTCTAAATTATTTACGTTTATTCTGTATAGTTGCATCGTGCTCTCCTTTCTTTGGTAATTTTTTGTAGGTGCTGTGTCCTGTTCCTCTCGGATTCTTCTTCTTCAGTAATCTTTTACGCCAATATGATGACGGATAATATGCTTTGATAAGGTCTTTATCTATCTCTGAAACCTTCTTACGTTTGCGCTTCACTTTCTTCTTAACCTCTTAAGCATATTCACGTCTTTCTTATTCATTCCACCAGCATACTTTCCTTTCATATCTCTGCTTCGTTTCATTGAACTTGGATTCCACATATTTGTGTCACGCTTCATTCTTTCTTTATTCGCTTTAGTGTGTTGGACATATTTCCACTCACCGTCTGAACCCCTAAATCGAGCGGTTCTGTATTCTTCTGTTAAAACTTCGCTTGGGTCCCACTGATTCTTACACAGCGAACAATAGTAATGGGCGTGGTGATTATTATCTTCAGCATTATACTTCAATTTGTTTGAAGATGCTTCTTTACACTCGGGGCAAGTCACCTTAACCTGCCCTCGCTTCCCCTTAGGCACTAAAGCCTCCCATTTCATCGTCATCTAAACTGCTGTAGTCATTTTCTAAGACATTCCAGCTTTTTAGGTAGTCCTTTATGTCAGCTATAGCAATTACAGCATCATAATTATTTTGTGATACCGGCACATAGTCTTCTAACATATCGCACTCAACATAGTAAGTGACAAAGCCATTAGGGATAACAATAGACTTGCCTGAACTGCTGACTCTTACTTGTTCATCTTCAGCTATCCTTTCAAGGCCGGAATATTGTCCCTCTTCTGCTTCAATACGGTCTAGCATATCATAAAACTTCATCAACTTTCCTTCTGAAGCGTCATCATCATCCAATGCTGCTGACCAACCACTTGAGTTATTACCGTAGTATTTGATACCGCCGTAGTATTCGTATGCTCCTGCACCTTGATACGACCAATTGTATACTGCTCGAGTTGGTTTAAATTCTACTTGCTCTGGATGTTTAGTAAAATGCCCGTGTAATTTAGGTAAGAGATGCTGTATAAATCCGAGTGACCTCATTAGGTGCTCCCATATTACATATTCGCTACCTGAATGTGCATTGTAATAACCAGCAAATAGATTTATGCCGTTTATATTTAGTTCTGAAACTATTTCACTAACATCAGATATAGAGCCGTTGCACGATTTGAGGCCAAAATCTTTACCCCATTCATTAAGCATTGTTTCCATTACATCTGAGCACAACTTGTAATCACTGTTTTGTGTAATTATATCAGTATTGCCGTTTCTATCAATAGTTATATTGAATACGACATTCTTGAATTTACCGCTGTGATGTTCCATTGCGTGTCTTGCTCCATTACATCCTGTTTCTTCTGATACGGTCAGAAGTCCGCTTAGTGGTATGTCTATTGCTTTATTGTTTATTGTTTTCAATACTGCAAAGACACCGCACTTGTCATCGCCGCCAATTACCTGATTGTTTGTTGAGCGCAATACAGTTCCTTTCTTCTTCTGATGCTCGACTATTATGTCTGGAGCAGCAGACCCGACTGTATCCATATGCGCATTCAGCAATATTCTGTTATCACCTTTAACGTGATTTGCGAAATAGATATTTCCGGCAGTGTCTATCTCATATTCTATCTCAGCGTCACGTAGATATTGTGTCACGTATGCAATCATAGCGTGTTCATCTCCGCTTGGACTAAAGATAGAGAACATAGAGCCGATTAAGTCTATATCACTCATTGCTGTCATATTTTCAGGTATCTTGGTAATGATGCTTTTACTTGCCTTTTCTTCAATAGTCTTTTCAGCTATTGCTTTTGTTGGTTCTTGCTCTTCACTACTCATTTTCGTTTACCTCTATGGTATAATATTCAGTGCCGCCTATAAATTCTTGGGCAGCATAACGTAGATTTGGACTTGCTTCTACATCTCTTCTGATGTTGCTGTATCTAATTCTTTGGTCCTCGTCTTTGTAATATGTAAATTCTGCTTCACTACTATCAGGTTTGCTTTCCCAAAATGGCGACCAAGTCAGCGTTTCAAGATTTACTCTTGTGCCTTCCCTTTTAACTTGTAATTTGGTGCTATCTCTTAAGAAATTATAAATGCTTGAATCGTGCCTTGAATTTCTATATGCAATTAATTCATATCCCTCAGCAAATGACTCTTTTGCCCATTCATTTAATGCTTGGAAGAGTCCAACATACACTTCTTTTTTAGCGTTTGTGTGCTGGGATAAATATATTCTTGAAGGAGCAATAAACATAGGATGCTCATCATCCCATTGCTCTTTAAATAGTCTAACAACTGCACGGCCAATCATATTGCCGTCATCATCTCTAAGGATAGTCAGCAAATGTGGATTAACCACCATATCAAATGCTCCAAACGCATATGCTTGGTTGTTTCCCCTTGTTTGACAACTTCTTAATGCTTCACCATTGTTATAGTTCTCCATCAGCGTATCTAAATCAAAGCCTATTTGAACACCTACTTTTGTATTAACTACATTAGTTTGGTATTGCTGGAAATGAGTATCCCAATTGCTTTGTTTATAATCTGCATATTGTGGGAATCTTACCTTGTAAGCACGAGAGAATATCTGATTGATTGCTCTCTTTAAGTCTGCGCCGTCGTCTGTCTTGTTTTCTTTAAGCATAGATGTTATTCCATCTACGCCGACATACTCAAGCGAATAATTATAATAATTTTGGCCGAGTTCTTGCATACTAATTTCATCACCCTTAACCACGCCGCCTTCTTTTCTGTTATAATATTTAATATGCTTTCTAAATAAATGCCTCAATGGGTGATAAAGCCCATAAGCCTTATGCTCTTGTAAAAATGTGTCAAGTTGCATCATTTCATAGAACATTTGCGCTGTTCTTTTGTAAACAGGGCTGCTTAATGTTATTTGTCCTTTCCACCAAGCACCACCATCATCTGATGCTGCTGTTTGTGGTCCTAAGCAATCTTTATTAATTAAATAAGGGTTATATTCATACTCATCTAAAGCATAACCATAAAATTCTTTTATCGCACTCATCTCTGAAGCACCTGCACGTCTGTAAGCGTCTTTCAAATGCATACTGCTTACACTTATAGTGCGTGATGCTTCNTNNGCTATATCTCTATGACCGCTTCGATTATAACAATCTTCACATCGCAGTTCATAATAATGGTCAGTGCCGATTTCATAAAAATAAATGTCCGCTCCACACTGTTCACAACAACAGCAAGTAGAATCATTGCAGTTATGACATACTATCTCACCGCTGTATTCACTGTCATTATAATAATCGCCGTTTCGCATATCAATAATTTCGCCGCAACTATCACAGTCGCTGTAATCTCCACCGTGTCGGCAGTCGTGACATACGTCACCGCCCGGCACAGGATGCTTATCATCAGATGCTGTAAATTCATCACTACAATCGTAGCATTCCCATAAACTATTACGGCAAGAAGTGCATACGCATTCATAGTTTGCCGTGGATTCTATATTGTCAGAATTTTCTTCTGCTCCACATATCTCACACTCTGCTGTATTACACATTTAATTTGCTCCTGAAACGAATGGACCTGCCGACCGGATTTGAACCGGTGTCCGAGCAACAAGATTGCCCGATGATGGGCCGGACTACACTACGGCAGGAACTATTTCGCTTCATTTTATTATTCTCGTTGCTTTTTCTCAGATTGCTCACTGTGAACTGCTCTATCACCTTCCTTATATATAAAGACTTCTCAGCGTCTGTTTTTTCTCTCTTAACTTTGCCGGGAACGAAACCAGAATCGGAGGAGCAGGGAAAACAATAACCTGCTTTAATTCTAACTTCGTTCCTATCGGCGTTCATCTTTTATTATTCTTCGCTCCAATAATAACATTCAAACCAAGCATCATACCAATCTATCATCTGTGCTCTCTATAATGTAATTGAAATGCTACGAACATATACCAAGCTTCATTGCTTCCTATCATTAAAAATGTCCTGTGCTCATTACGTTATCCATTGCTTTCTGATGCACAGCATAACAGTCCTTACACATATCGGCAGCTTGCCAAAATTCTAATGCTGGTTTACCACACAGCAGTTTACATTTCTTTTGCTCTTTTTTGTTCATTAAAGCAACTCCATTACTTCGCCCCATTGCTCGTCATCAATAGTGCCGTTTTGATATAACGGCGCAGTCCATAAACTGCCGTCAATCATTGCATATATGTTGCCGGGGAATAGGTTTATGCTGAATGTTTCTTCTTTGCTTGGTATCATCTTCGCTTCCTTCTTATTAATTTGCCGTCTACACGACTTCTATCTCCGCCGTATCGATTCTTGCCGTGGACTCCACCGCTTTGATAACCCATACCTGCGTGCTTCTTTACATCAATCATAATTGCTTTGTGGTTTACATCCTTGTCAGCAAGTGCCTCAAAGAATTGCCGTAAGAAATTATCTATGTCGCTGTGTTGAATCACTGCTGGGTTCTTGTTGAACCACTCTGCTGCACACTCTCTCACTGACTTGCTTAGTTTCTTATCTGCTGGATATATATTCAGCATAGGTCGGGAACCTTTCAAGCGTATCATATAATTATTTAACTCAGCAAGGACTGATGCCGGAGGCATCGCTGCTTCCTTATCTTCCTGCTTCATAATTTCCACCATACGCCGTGTTGTGCGTAATAACTTCTGCTCCATCCAACAACTTTATCCGGCACATATGAACAGGGCGTTGCTGATGTATCTTCCCTAAAGCAAGAACATACTATGCCGGGTAATAACCCGTAGTGTGCTGCTTTTTCTTTTCTATAACGCTTCATTTTCCTATCCGGCGTATCTTCGGTTCCAGCATAAGTAGAATACTTTGCTTCAACCTCTTCTTGCTTCTTTCTTATTGCGAGCGCAATTAGAAATGCTTTTTCTAACCCCTGCCGTATATCTGATGGCAAGGATGCGAGCGGTCCTATGTCACGCTCTAATTGTTTTTGCTGTGTTTTATTTAACATTGCTTTGCTTTCCTCCTCTATTAATTATGCCGTCTTGCGGTTGCTTAATAGACATTGCTCTAATGTCAGGGTTATATATAAACCCTTCTTCCAGCATAAAAATCGCGGGTATCAAGCGCTATGCATATACTATACTGCTAAGCATATGTATAGTAAGCATATGTTAAGATATATTATGCTTTAGTATTACTAAGCAAGATATATTAGATATGTGCTCTATTAAGCATAAAGAGAGAGAGTGCTCTATATAGTATAGTATACGTATGCTTATAATTTGTCCTTAAACGTATGCTTTGGGACTTTCTTTTAACGCTCACACACACACCAAACCAGTTCAGCAAACTAAAACCGACAGTTTATGCTCGAATATTAATTTCTCTCTTATGCTATCAGACGTTCTGCTCTTATTCTCTTTTTTTATGCTCTGCCGTCAGGGGTGCTGAGCATACGTTGTCTTTATATAGGGAGTATATAAAGTAATTATGCTTCTGCCGTCATTCTCATCACGGCGGTCCGTTGCCGTTGCCGTCACCGGTTGTTATGCCGAGAGCGTTCTCATCTACACGGCAAGGTTCTGCTTCTGCCGTGACCGAACCCCTCTTATTGTCTTTGATTCACTGTAACAAAAAAAGTAAGCAGTTTTTGGTTAAGTCTTGCTCAGGACTCGACGCTGGTGAGACAGTGGGTAAGTATCAGGGCACTGCAATATCTTTTACGTGTCCGTTTGTTTTTACTCTTTTGATTTCAAATACAGTATCACAACTACCACAATGGAATGTTGTTTCGTTTGCAAAATCAGATATCTTGAATTCAAGGTTCCCGTTGATGTTTACACTTACAAGTTCGTCTATTGCACAGTATGGACATACGTATTCACTGAGTCTTATGTCTGGTTCTTCAGCTTCTTTGATGCCTTCTTCCTCCATCATACTCCTAATCCAACCGTGATAGAGTTTTTGGTCATAGATACTCAGTTCAAATGCAACTGCCAAACAATTCTTTAGGATTTTAAACATCTTAGTCATACGATGGTATTCCCTCAGATTCTATTCTTTCTTCTAAATGTTTTGGTATTTGCTTGTAATTAAATACAAGGTCAGTTAACCAGTCCATAAATTTGTGTCTGTTACTCATATCGAGTCTTCCATATGCACTGATAATTCCATCTTCTAAGTATTTGATGTATTTACCTCTTAAGTATCCCAGTGCGTCTGTTTCTCTACTGTATGTTTGGTCGTAGAATATCCTACTAAATTCATAGATGGACATTTCTTCTCTCTCTTTCAGTTCTTCAACTGCGAAAAACATTATTTCATACATTTCTCTCTTAGCCATTTTTGTAGCTTGTTCTTTTGTTATTTTATTCATTTGTTGTATTCCTCCGTTAAAAAAATTATGGTGTAGAACTGAGCACCCCGCCGCCCAGTCCTACTACTTCTTGCTTTTTATTCAACAGTTAGTTGGATTTACGCCTTCTTATGAAGTGCCTCCAATCTGGACTCACGGTCTGCAATGAATTTCTTGCATAGTGCCTTTACAGTGATGCCTTTCTGTGCCTCTGGTATGAATTCTAAGAGTCCCTCATTACTTGTGGTTATGTGTTTCTCTAATTCTTCAGGGTTGCCTTTGTAGTGAACCAATTCATTAGTTATTTGTTCTACACTCTTTCGTGCCTTGCGTTTGGTTGGATTCTTTCGAATACCCAAAACAGCGTGCACTTCTGGTGCAAATATTGATTCAAACCATCTCTTGTTTAAAACGACTTGTTCTTTAGTCATCTTTATCTCTTGATGTCCTGCATCACCAGTTAGTTTAGTTCTTGCTACATTCGCAAATGCGGTTGCCATATCAGGTCGAAGTCCTTTAGCNCTGTTATCTTTCTTCCAGTGCCTNTTGTTCTCCAAGTCCTCGAACCCAATGGCTCTTAACACGCCTTCATAGTCGCCTGTNCCAAACTTTGTTGTCTCGTCAGTAAAGGTCATATATGCACCTCGACTTCCGGATTCTTTCTCCAACACGTGATTCCACGTATTTTGCTTTTTCTCTGTTTCTATTTTCTTACCCATAGATTTATTGATGGTCTTGCGTTCATAATCAGTAAGGGAGACCAAACCCAAACCGAGTCAGTTAATTTATTAATCATCATCACATTTATATGATGAAAGAAAAAAACGATTTCTCTCTCACCCTTACTATTAGTGGAAAGGACTGATTTGAGACCCTCGTAATTGTCTTCGCATTCATTATTGTATTCAATCATTATTGTCTTAGTAGAGAGCCCGCAGGGCGATTCTTAGTCTTTCCCAAACCTCTTTTTTGATTTGACGTAGAAGTCTCCAATTCTTGCCTCTCTGAGAAAGATATTCCAATATTCTTCTTTGGATAATTCTTCCTTTTCTTCGAAAGTCATTTCAGGTGGATTCTTCCTATATACATATGTTTTACCATCTTTTTCATAGAATTTAGTCATTCTTAATCCCTCTCAGTGAGTCCAACAGTTCTTAAATCTGTCTTTTCATTCCAATGTTCATCTGATGACTTAATCTGTTCACGTAGAGTTTCCATATCTGGGCGATTTCTTCCCTCTCTCATACACAAACATTGAAAACAGTCTTCTGTCTTAGATTCGTTATATGGGGTATCACAGAATTCACATATAGGGTCTGTCTTATACGACTCTTTTTCCCTATCTATGAGTTTCTGTAGTTTCTTACTAATAGGTTTCTTGTTCTTATTAGTTGACTGGTGGAGGTCTCTATATTGACTCATTGCATCCACTCTGGTAGTTCTATCCAACAAGCGTGACACCTGTGCCCGAATCCTTTATTTGATTCAGCCATAGGTGCCTTACAGTCTTTACAGTTGTAGTTGCCAATACTAATCATAGTATCCAGCCCCTGTCTGATATGTCTTTCTTCTTACAGACTCACAGTGCAAACAATCATCAAGTCCAGTGCATTGTGGTTTAGTATTCAGTGCAGAGCCAGTGCCATTACAAGGATAGCAAAGCCCATTATCTATGTGCCCAAAGTGAAGCAGAACGCCTTTTCCATTGCATTTCCAGCATTTGGATTTAGCGTCCTTTCTTTGCATATTTCTACGTTGGGTTTGTAGTCCCTTGTATATCCATTCTACTCTGTCTTCGTGAGTCCAGTTTAGATTGTTCTTGAGTTCGTGTCTTGATAAGGCACGTGACTCGTTAGCCATTCTTGAGATGTCTTCTGGTTCATAACCAGTGTCTTCCCTACATTCTTTTCGAGTTTTGTTCTTCATTGTTTTACTCCGATGTTTTCCGCATATCTACATTCAGTGTGTATACGTATGTTCATCAGTTCACTATGAACAAGTAAAGAAAGGGTAGGGTCTAAAGTGACTTCTCTTATTGTCTTATGTATAAGTCCACCCCTTCAAACAAACACTAGAGAATTTTGAGTAGGCAGGGATGTTAAAAAAAAATTGGGGACAAATTTTGAATCCTGTCCCCGAAAGATTTACTTGGTATTATCAAGGGCAGTTTTAACTTTCCCTTTTACCAAAGATTTAAGCTGGTCGTCTTTTTCGTCCCAAGCTGTTAAGACTACTTTTCTTAGAAGTTCATCTTTTACTTGAGCCTTGAGTGTTTCATCAAGTTTTTCATAGGCGGCTGCTTGTGCTTTTGTTAGATTTTCTTCCAATAGTGCTTCAATTTGAGCATCGTATCTTTTCAGATACTTGTTCAAGATTGGTAGTAGCGCAGCTTTTATGGTAGGATTTGTGTAACACACAAAAGCTACTAGAGCTCCGACACAAGCCAATAATGCAAGCACCATAGGTTCTTCCAACAAACCACTTTCTTCGACTACGTTTAACAAATCAGCTGTTGTATTACCGTCAGTTGCGGTATTATTGTCAGCTGTGTTGTTAGTAGCAGTCTGATTTGATGTTTCGTTTGCCATTTTTCCTCGAGGTGGAACCCGTTGGTATCTAAATCAATACCCATTCGGGGTTCCATTATTATATTACTTTTTCTTACTATATATACCTTTTGGCTCACAGGGCTTTTTGTAGAAGGCACACCACTTACAAAGTGTTTGAGGTACTAATTCATACTGCTCAATGTCGTCCCCCCTTTTCTTTAATTCGTCGTGTATGCCTTTGATAAGGTCCCGCGCTTCTTCGATTACACCGTCGTTAATGGCGACAAAATAGCAGTCGTCATACCGCAACCAATCGATACCCGCGAATTTTGGGGTTACTCCGGTTTCTTCTTGGTACAATAGAGCATATATTATTAATTGGCGGTAGTAGTCGTCAGGTAACCAGTTTCCATATCGCTTACTGGTTTTATAATCAACTATAGAGATATTACCCTCGAAGTCTTTTTGGATAACATCTATAATACCCATTATTTTGTATTCTTTATTATGAACTCGCATTTCAGAAAATGTGGGTTTAAGTTGTTTAAAGGCCATATCTTTAGAACGAGCTACACCCCAGTCCATTAGTTCGTGCAGTTTCTTTTCGACACGGTGGCAGAAGTTAACGAGTAGGTCTATCGTTTCCCCTTCCATACGGTCTCCGTCAATGTCGGGGTTCTTCCATAACCACGGCATTTTCTTTTTACGTTCTGTCCATTTCTTACGAAATTCGAGAATCGCCCACTCCTGCGGTTCGGCGTTTCGCCATCGACTAGGATATTTAAATTCTTTTTCAAACAGTTCTTCAAGTATTTCGTGAACTATGGTACCCCGGAAAAGGTGCAGGGTTAATTGGTCAGGTAACTTTTCGATATATTTGTAATAGAATTGACGAGGACAATGTAAAAAAGTATTTATTTTAGATGGTGATAGACGATTAATACTTGGTGTCCAGTCTATATCTTCAGTTTCAGGTTCTGTTTCAGTATTCACACTGACAGTGTACGTGACATTAGAGTCACTTTGAGTTTCTTTCATATTTTTCTAACATATCTAGAATCTATATAAAGGTTTGGGATTACTACATACGTTAAGCAAAGAAAGCATATGTTAAGGTATTTTGGTACTATATAGTACTATACTATAGAGCTATGAGGAAAAACTTTATAAGTAAATCCAACCAAGTTTAATTTATGGTTCCTGATGATTATGGTGCAATCAGTGTTATTTCAGACGAAGAGAAAGAGATGTTAGGCATTGGTGGTTCCAAAAAACCTGATGAAGAGGAAGAAAAACTTTTCGAGACTATTGGCAAAGCTGCTGATAAGATAGGAGAAACAAAAGTAGGGCAAAAAATTGGAACCATTATAACCGTCGTTTTACTGGCGATATTGAGTGGGGGGGCCAATATGTCTATCATACACGATTATTTTAATGGTGATGAAGAAATTGGTCCCATCGGGGGTTGTTTACAAACAGATGCTACTAACTATAACCCTCAAGCTACGTTTGATGATGGAAGTTGTAACTTCTTAATTATTATATATGGATGTACTAACTCTGAAGCTGAAAATTATGATGACCAAGCTACGCACGATGATGGACGTTGTGTAGTTTTAAACGACGGTAATGGTAGTGCAAATGAAACGGCCATTTATGGTTGTATGGATATAGATGCTAATAATTATGATGATAAAGCCACCGAAGATGATGGTTCGTGCGATTATGAGGATGAATATGAAGAACCTGAATGTAATTCTACATCAGTACTTTTTTATCCCGGATGGTACGACCAAGAGACAGAAAATATGTCTGTTTACTGGGTAAACGAAACAGCTGAAGGCATATCCGTACTGACAGATATAGATGCTGAGTGTAGTGATTATAATGCGTCTGTATTAGTTTACGTAGACGTTTGGCACGAAGAGTCTGGTGATTATAATTGGACAGATATATATTTAACAATCAATGGTGATAATTGGGATAACCACTGGTTTAATTTTACTTTTGAAGAACTTAACGAAACAGAAGGTGAATGGTCTATGTGGGTAGCACTACTCGTATGGGACGAGGTAGATGAAGAATATACATTCCAACAACAGTTTGATATCCCAATGATAAGAGTGGAGGCAGAGGTATGAACGCAGTTGATGTGCTGCATTTATCCAATAAGCTAGATATGATACTATCCGAAGTAGATGACGTTAAACAAATGCTAATTACACAACAAATGGAAAAATACAGAGAAGCAAAGGGTGAGGAGGAATGATTTCTGAATGGCTAATAAAAATATTAGAAATGGCGGCGACTGCTACTGCTTTAGTGGGTATGATTTTAATATTACTCATAACGTATGCTTTTGCCCGAAGAGTAGCCCCAAAACAAGAAAGGGGTTTGAACAAAAAAGAAAGGAGGACTGAAAATATGAGTAAAGAAGCAAAAGAAGGAGTAACATTTAACGACATCTTTATGTTTATGATTGCTGTGCCATTAGTCTTACTCTGGGTTGGGTTTGCAGGATTCGTTATACATAGCGGACTTGGAAACGCAGCAGTTCTTGAGAACATTGAAGCATATACAACTTTGATAGCTATATTAGGTGGGCCAGCCCTTCTAATTATTAAGGATGCATTAGATGTTTGGAAACAAGAACAAGCAGAGAAGACAGCATTCTATAAGATAAAAGCACAATCTGTTATCGATTATAACGATACTGTATTGAAACAAGCTCAAGATATAGAATCTAAAGCACAAGAGCAAGAACATAAGCTGCAAAGTAAGAAGTGACCGAAACATTTATATGTTAAGCTAACCTATTTTGGTTAAGGAGATAATTATGACACAATTACACCATAGAGAAAAACCCGCATTACCTCTAGACAGACACGGTAATCCAATATTACCTGCAAAGAAAGAGGAAGTTGTTGTAAAAGCAAAAGCACCAGCTAAGAAAGCTGCATCAAAAAAGAAGGCGAAAAAATGAACGATTTCGAAATAGCTGATTTAGCAGACCAATTAGAAGGACTTCACGAGTTAGTCGAGGCTTTACTAGAAGGATGCCCTTGTTGTACTAAAGCTGTTAAAGCGTCTAAAAAAGATAAAAAGGAAGAATAAATATGGCAGAAACTAAAAGAGAATTTGAAGAAAGTGTTAGTAAAAGAGACGACCCTGATATGTTGTTTTTAGGTGGACGAGCACCAACTATTAATGTTGATGTTTTGGAAGATAAATCCAAATTTGTAAAAGCACCTGCAACATTATCCTCTGGTGGTAACGGTAGTAGCACATCAAGTTAAAATGGCTCCAAGAAAGAAAAAGCAGGCTGCAGCCCGAAAAAAACCGGGTGGTTCTAACGTTGGTAAATACAAAGGGGTAAAAGCTTTTGCAGGACCTTCAGGAGGAGCGCCAGCAGGTAGTTTCCCCATTAATACACTAGCACGTGCTAAGTCAGCTATTAAGTTAGCTCATAACGCACCACGTCCAGCTGGAATTAAACGTGCGGTTTACAAAAAATACCCAAGTTTAAAACCTAAAGCGAAAAAGAAAACGAAAAAGAAAAAGAAGTGATAAATGGAAGAAGATGTAGATAATTATATAACTCGATTAAGAAAACGAGTTGGAGAAGGAGAATATGAACGTCATAAAGAACTTGTCCGTCTTTTGGCAAGAAATCTTGTTATTGAAGACTTGCTTTGGGAAGAAATTTCTGTATCTATTCGGGATGTTAACAAGAGAACAAAGCTCTTGCAACAGAGAAACCAAATTGTACGCGATATTCACACTGAGTTCCGCGCTCTTAATATTGAAATACCTACTTTAGTAGAAGAAAAGACCGAAAACTTTATGAACTTCTTAGGAGAGTTGGAAGATGATGATACCAGTAGCGAACAAAACGAAAGAATATAAGGCAACATTAACTGGGCCTAACAAATTCGATTCGCAAAACCTATCTAACTTTTTTGCAGAAGTACGAAAAGACGAAAAGAAGATGGAAAAGCTGATAAGAGCCTTCTGTGAAACCTATTTAATAGACAAACAACAGAGGCCATTACGATTAAGACCTCTTCAAATGGATATTATTGTTAAAGCTTTAACTTATCCAGACGGTAATCCCGATAAACAGAGAAAATTAGCTATCCTTGCACCACGAGGGAGTGGTAAATCGTGGGCATTGTCGGTAGCATCGGTCATATATATGTTCTTTAACCGGTTTAGGGACCTAGTATTTATTTTAGCACCGACAGAAGACCAGTGCGCCCTGATTTTTGACTATTGTTTGCGTCATTTTAGAGATAATGCATTTTTAGATAGCCTAATTAGTAACTATAAACTACATAATAAGCCTCATATTAAAATGAAAGGGGGTACAATCTTGCGTAGGGCACCCGTAGCGCCTTCAAATCAAGGACAATCGATTCGAGGACAGCACCCAACACTTTTAATAGTTGACGAGTCACCATTAATAGCAGACGAGTTGTTTATCGACAACGTTGAACCCGCAATTGTAGCAAATAAGGCTCCATTTATTAATCTTGGAACACCCAAGAGTAAGGAAAACCATATGTATCGTTATTTGTATGACGAGGGTTACGAAGATACGTTCACTCGATTACATTATACTTGGCGAAATGCGATTGTTAAGGGCGAAGCCTACACCCCTCCCTATGAAGAGGAGGAGATGTTAAATAAAATGACTGAATGGGGTGAAGACTCTATTCACTGGAAAACAGAATATGAATGTGAGTTTGTGGAAAGTATATCAAGTGTATTTATTCCGGAAAATATAAGGAGATGCTTCGAAAATTATGAGCTTATCACCAAAGGAACGATTAACCCAAATGACGAAACAGGAAAAAACAATACTGTGGCTGTTGACATTGGCAAATCTGTCAATTCTACTGTTATTAGTGTATGGCGCACTGAAAAGGTGGATGATGGCAATATCGCAAGACTTATCTACTTGGAAGAAATCGGACCGAAGTCTGGAGGACACGATATACCTTATCAGAGAGAACGAATTATGTCTGTGGCTGATGATTTTTCTGCCGCTCGTGTTATTATCGATGCAACGGGTATTGGGGGCGCGGTTGAACAAGACATAAGGTTACAATGTATTCCAAGAAGTATACATTTCTTACCTTTCGTTTTTACAGGTGGACCAAGAGGGACAAAAACTTATGCTTATCGTGATTATGTATCATTTGTTCAAAAAAATGCTATTAGGGTACCTAACCCCGACGTTCAAGAAGGAGAAGCGAAGAAATTAATGTGGAAATGGTACCGAGAACACTGTTTTTTAGAATATATTATGGATTCTACTCAAAAAACCGAGAAAATATCAGCTCCTAGTGGAAAAC